GATAAAGGTGCCCCTGAAAAAGACGCCGTCGTCCGAGAGCTCCGGAACACGGAGCGTGAGGTTATTGCCCACGAGGCGGCGCACCAGGCCGCGGCCGGGCGCTTCGGCGGCCCCGTCAGCTACACCCGAACCACGGGGCCGGACGGCAAAAGCTACATTACGGGAGGGGAGGTCCCCATCCACTTCGTCGCGGGCTCCACGCCCGAGGAGACGCTGCGCAACATGGAGCAGGTCCAGAAGGCGGCCTTGGCGCCGGGAGACCCCTCGGCGCAGGACATCCGCGTGGCGGCTCAGGCCGCGGCCAGGGCTGCGCAGGCACGGCACGACATCGCCCAAAGCCGGGAGAAGGACGGCGCCGAGCGGGCGGCGGTTCCCGTTAGGGAACGGGAGGACCCCTCAAAGAAGGGGGTCTCCTCCGTTCTGGCGGCGCTGCGCTTCTCCCGGATCCAGGATAGCCCGGAGTGATCCCCGGAGCCGAGTCCAGGCCAAATAAAATAAAAACTTCCTTAAAGTGTATAATTCCTCGTGTCGTTTAGTGATGTGGCTCAAAACTGTCCGGAAGGGAAAGGTGTTCATCGATAATGTTTCGTAACGTCAAGCTCTCCATGAAGCTGGCCCTGGGGTTCGGGTTGGTGCTTGTGGTCTTCGTGACCGCGGTGATGATCAGCTGGCTGCAAATTGGCCGGGTCGAGGAGGGCAGCCGTTTTCTGAATAAGGTGACCGACGCCCAGAACCTTATGAGCGAACTTGAGAGCGATGTAGCCAAGGCGCGCTTTGAGGTTCGGGACTACATGTACTCCGAGAACCCGGACAGCCTGAAGAGAGCTCGTGAGGTTCTGGGCGAGGCGAAGGCCCACATAGAGGAGGGCAAGAGGCTGTACGCCTCGGAGCCCCGGTTGATTGCCCTGAAATCACTTTCCGATATGGATGCCCCCCTCGATCAATTCTCCAAAAACGTGGAGGCCGTCGCCAGCTTGACGGAGGCGAAACAAAAGAATCTCCAAGGGCTTACGGCCGTTTCCATAACCTTGTTGGAGGGCCTTGAGCGCGTTTCCGATCTCCAGTACCAGGGGGCAAATTCGGAGGCGGAGGCTGGAGACGCTGAGAAATTAAAGCGGCGGTTCGAACGGATTCACGTGGTGGAGAGTTTGTTGACCCAGACAGGTGAGATCCGCCGGGCATACTACCGGGCGGCGGTGAATCGCGACGTCGAGGCGATGAGCAATATCCTGCCCATGGTGGACGCGATGCGCCAGCAGACCGAAAAATTGTTTTCCGAATCAACGCGGGGTAACGTCAAGGAGGAGTTGGGAAAGGTACTGCCGTGCCTCAATGACTTTTCGAACGACATAAAGGCAGCGGTAAATCAATACACGCAGCTGAATGACCTCCACAACACCCGGCAGGCCTATAGCAACAGTTTGGCCGAGAATATCGATAAAATTTACGATATGTCGCAGACCCGGGTTCGGACGATCTCGAGCGAGTCGACGGATAGTCTGCGTTCCGCCATCCTGACGTTGCTTTCTTTGACGGTTGTAGCGGTTCTGGCAGGGTTGCTGATCGCATTTTTGATCGGCCGTATCGTCACCGTGCCGTTGAAACGAATTGTCCTTCTGGCGGATCGTGCGAAGAAGGGCGACCTGACGATCCTGCGCGGGGACTTCGGCAGGGAGAGCCAGGATGAGATGGGCACGCTTGCCGATGCCCTGGCGGAGATGATCGGGGCGCAGCGTGCCGCGATGGTGGAGATAGTGACAATAGCCGGCCAGGTCGCGGAAAGCGCGGATACGGTCAGGAACTCGTCGAACCAGAACAGCGATTACACTCGGGAGGCGAAGGTGGCGATAGAGAGCGTGGTGGCGCTTTGCGAGTCCAACTCGGCGTCGCTCCAGGAGAGCAACGCAGGCACCGAGGAGATGTCAGCGGCATCGATGACGGCGGCCCAGGCGGCTACGGACTGCGCGGAGTTCATCTCGCACACCACTCAGATCTCAAGCCATGCGGTGGATACGGTTCAAGAGACGATTCATGATATGGAGCTCCTGTTCAAGAAATCCGAGGAGAGCGGGGAAAAGCTGCAGGAGCTGGTGAACTCCGTCGAGCAGATCAGCGGGTTCGTCGGGGTGATCACATCCATAGCGGACCAGACGAACCTTCTGGCTTTGAACGCTGCAATCGAGGCGGCACGTGCTGGTGAGGCGGGCCGCGGGTTCGCCGTGGTTGCGGAGGAGGTCCGAAAGCTGGCCGAGGAATCGGGACGAGCGGCAAGCAGCGTCAGGGTGCTTATCGACACGCTTCAAACGGGAGCCCGCGAGACGATGGATTCAAGCACGGAGTCCTCGGATTTGCTGACGGCGACGATGAAAAAAGCGGACAGCGCCAAGGAGTCCCTGAGCGACGCGATGGGACAGATAGACAAGGCGAACGACCGTATCCAGAGCATCGCTGCGGTGGCGGAGGAGCAGGCGGCATCGAGCCGCGAGATCGCCTCGGGCATCGACAACTCGACAAAAATGACGGTGGATATCCTCCAGAGCATGGAGCATATCCAGACGGCTGCGGACGAGACCACGCGTGTGTCGGAGGACATGGCCAAACAGGCGGACGGCCTTTCAGGCTTTGCTCAGAGTCTGAAGGACGCGCTGTCCCGCTTCAAGGTGTCGGAGCAGGGCCCAAGAGCGTTGAGAGGCTGACCTGTATGCAGGACGGACACCGTCCTGCTTTCATGATGCGGGGCCCTTCGGGGCCCCCTATTTTTGTTTTTTGCTTCAAGGGCGCTTCAAGGGAAAGAAAAAGGGTTCAGGACGAAATCCCCTGAACCCTTGCTATCAGTGGTGGGTGGTAGAAGAATCGAACTTCTGACCTCTTCCGTGTCAACCCTATTGAGGCGTTTTTGCGGGGTCCGGCTCGAACGGGCTTTATCCGCATAACCCTTTCAGCATCGGGATTTCTACCGCCTTATCCTTTTCTATTTTTTCTTGGGGGTGATTATCCGGTATAATCATGCGTGAGTAAATAGCGAGTAACGGGGGGTATCCCTATGGCTCAGGTGAAGCTCACGCAGTCTTACGTCCAATCCCTCAAGCCCGACGGCAAGCCGCACTGGATCCGCGATGCGGTGGAGAATAAGCTCGTCCTCTACCTCGGGAAGTCCGGGGCGAAGACCTGGTACGTCGATTATACACGTCCCGGTGGGAAGCGGGCCACCCATAAAATCGGGCCGGCGCCGGACATCATCACCGTGGCCATGGCTCGGGATGCTGCGCGGGAGTTCCTGGCCCGCGTCGCCCTCGGAGAGGACCCGGGGAAAAGGAAGGGCGGGGTCCTGACCCTTGGGGCTTTCCTGAGGGACTATTATGCCCCGTGGGTGCTGGAAAACAGGCGGGCTGGGAAGTGGATTCTCGACATCCTGCACCACGCCTTCGGTTTCCTGATGGAAAGCGCTATCGAGAGCATCGGGACCCTCCAGCTCGAACAGTGGCGCACGCGCTACCGCAGGGAACAGAACCAGAAGGCCGCGACGATGAACCGGAAGACCGGGGCTTTGAAGGCAGCCCTGAATTGGGGCGTGAAGCACAAGCTCCTCGAGGTCAACCCCATATCGGGCCTGGAGCCCCTCAAGGAGGACGATTCGGAGAAGAAGGTGCGCTACCTCTCGGAAGACGAAAGGGCCCGCCTGTTAGCCGCCCTGGACGCACGAGAGGCCCGTATCCGATCCGAACGGGCCCGTTATAACCAATGGCTTGAGGAACGCAGCAAACCCCTGCTCCCGGACCTGAATGAAACGCCCTTTGCGGACTACTTCAAGCCCATGATCCTGCTTGCCCTGAACACGGGCATTCGCAGAAACGCCCTGTTCTCTCTGGTCTGGGGCGATGTGGACCTTCGCCGCAAGTTCCTGCTCCTGCGGGCGGCAACGGCGAAATCCGGGAAAGGCGGCTACGTGAACCTGAACAGGACGGCGCTGGAGATCCTGGAGGGCTGGAAAAAACAGTCGCCGGACACGTCTCCGGCAGCCCTGGTCTTTCCATCCCCCAAAAACGGACAGAAGATGGACAACTGCGGCAGCGCCTGGGAGCGGCTGCTGAAGGACGCGGAGATCAAGCACTTCCGCTGGCACGACATGCGGCACGACTTTGCCAGCCGGCTGGTCATGGCCGGGGTAGATCTGAACACCGTCCGGGAGCTCCTGGGGCACTCCGATCTGAAGATGACCCTCCGCTATGCCCACCTAGCGCCGGAGGCGAAGCAGCGGGCCGTCGAAAAACTGGATTGACCTGACTACCGACTTCAAGGTATGACCCTGACGAAAATCGGGATATCCCCTCGGGGATATTCCGATTTTTATCTCGAGGCCGTCCCTCCAGCGACGGGCTTTTTTATCCAGGAATTATAAAGTTCCATAGCATCTTTGGGGGAGGAGTGAGAGGGTTCACCTTCTTGTCCCGCCAACTCTCTTTTGATTCGTTCCCATTCAAATTTCAAGATAGCCTGAGATAAAAATTTAAACTTTTCTAAGGCTTCTTTTTCTCCTGCAGGGAGTGGGGAAGCTATGATAGTCTGCAGGCATGTTTCGATTTCCTTAGAGACATCCTCTTTGGGGTTAAGATGAAAAAGAATTAAAGCCATACGTGAGCTTAGATCGTCAGCATATTTTGTATATTCTGCCGATAGGCCGCTATGCTGAGTTGCTATAGCAAAGAACCCAGCCATTTCTCGACGGAGTGAGTTCACCCATTCTTGCCTATAATGGGCTCGCTTGCAAAGCGCCTCTTTTTTTAAACGCCGCATTGATAGCCAAGAGTCAAAAATTTTGTTTAGATAAGCACCTAAAATCGTAAAGAAAAAAGGCAACAAAAAAGGCTGTATTTTCTCCCATAAATTGTCCAAAATCCTCCCTCCTTCTAAAACAGTAACCCTTGCCCCTGAGCGTCGAATTTTGTCTTAGTCCCCAACAATTCCTGAATCGCCTCATTCGGACCGGAGATCAAAACTCGGACAAAGTCATCTTGGGACATTGATACCGAACCTCGCTCCTCCAACCTTTCATGGCTCTCATCTGGGGAGAGCACGACACACTCCACATGCCCGGCAAAACGATGGGCATTATCTCCTTCGCCTAACAGGTCTGCCTTTGAGTCCTTAAGAACTTGCAGGGCTACACCGATGCGCTTCAGTTGTTCTTTCCAAGGCTCGCCCTCAATCGTGGGAGTATCGTACACAATATCGCCTTCGGAGAAGCTGAAAAGTGACCCCTGACTCCATTCCCAATAACGACGCACCACCTTTTTGTCTTTTACCTGTTCCCTTTCAATCAGCCTGATATCCAGCGCATCGTTGAAATATGGAGGTACACAAAAATACCACTCGGCATCAAATTGATCATGAGGTCTAAGAAGGGTGGTCTGACGTGGCAAAGTAAAGTTTTTTCTTGCTTCTTCTCCTCGCGCCACTTTTTCTCGAGATATCTGTTTTTGTTTTTCGAGACGAATGAGCTGCATATTGAGCATGGAGTCAAGAACGTTCACGGCTGTCATAATCGTTACCGCTCCTTCTCGCTAAGAGCCAACATGGACAGAGCCTGAAGTTTAGCTTCATAATCGTTCCCACATTGCTTTGCAAGCCCCTGAAAATACTTGCGAACATCGAAGTTATCCTCGTGAATGTGCATGATGTAATCGTCTTCTTCTGACTTGAATGTTTCTGCCTGAAACAGTCCAAGTTCCTCTGCCAGGCGGTAGATATGCTTACATGGGCGTTTCCCATGCCCCAGGCCGAAGTCAACACAGGAACAGGACTTGAGATGAGTGATGTAAAGGGCTTTCCCTGAACCCTTGAAAATAGCTAATGGCTCTTGAGGATCCATCACAAGCAGTTTTGTGAGGTGGGACCGCTTTCGACGACGCTCATTCTCTGGAGCAGTCAAAATATGCCATGCCCATCGGGTTTTCCACACACAAAAATGGCAATAAACATTTCCGTTCGGAGTCTCTTTCCCACACAGTTTACAGGGAACAAATAGAGGGGGAGCTGAGGCTCTTTTTTCAATCAGCTCAAGGAGAACCTTGATCTCCTGAGACATATCCTCTCCCCTTTATCATCACACAACATTCCCCGGAACCCCATCATCAACCCAGCGGACGACTTTCCCCATGACCGAAAATCCTCAGAGCCCAAGTCCTCAGCGGCTATGTGGATGGAGTTGTAGTTTTCGACCACAGCTACCTCTCCTTTCCACCCTTAATCACGCGGACTTTGCCCCATCGTCGTAAGGCCTCTCTAAGCACTTCGGTTGACAAACCACTTCAGTTTGACCCTTGACGCTTTCCAAAGCTCGAAGTGCCAGCTTTAGCATGTGCTCAATCTCTGCTATCTCATCAGGGTCCTCTCGTGCGGAAGCCTCACGAGCTCGGTCCACGACAGTTCCCCAATAACCTAACCCTAAAGCCTCTTTTTTCTCATGGATTACATCTTCTTGCGCTTGATACGTACCTCCCTCTGATGATTTTTGCGACAAATAATCTATTGAGATTTTCAAGACTCTGGCAAGAGCAATTAAATTCTCTCCGTCTGGAACAAAAGAACCACGTTCCCATGCCGAAACAGTCTGTCTTGCCACTCCAACAAGCTCCGCCAAATCTTCTTGTGTGAGCTTAAGGAGCTTACGCCTTAACCTTATCTTTGCACCGATACTTTGTTGTGTATTCATGACAGGTAAACATTACATCTAGTCTTGGAGAAAAATCCACCATGTAAGGCATCATGGCATTGACATTTATACTTGACATTTACTCTAAACAACAATAAAATGTCATGTATAAATTACATAGGCAGAGGGGTGAAATTTTGACAACTGGAGAGAAGATAAGTTTTGAAAGGAAGCGTTTAGGGCTATCTCAAGAAGAATTGGCGTGTAATGTTAACGTTGCAAGGCAAACTGTTTCCTCTTGGGAGCGGGATGTAGCTCTACCTGATTCGATCTACCTGCTCCCTCTTAGCAAGATTTTCTCTTGCAGTATCGACGACCTCCTAAACCCTACCCTGCCCTCGGCGGCGGAGCCGGGGGCGGAGGCAGGGAGGACGGAGTAAGGGAAGCGGCGGAGCTGGCGTCGGCCAGCGCGGGTTTTGAGGTGGACGTGGAGACGGTGATCGACATCGGCCTGGACGGGCGGCTGGACTGCCCCGAGCGCCGGGCCCGGGCCGAGCGCCTGATGGGAGCCCTGAGCGCGGTGATGTAGGGCAAGGAAAGACGCAACTTGACAACCAAACAGCAGGCAACAGGCGACAAAAAAGCCCCCGCGAGGGGGCAAATGGTGACGACCTGTCACCGATTCATGATTTTCTATTGCCGCTCCGGGGCATCCGGCTGCTTACGTTTGCTCCGCTTGATGGTGTGCTTGATTTTCATGATGGCAAAGTTCACCTCGATGGTGGTCTCCTCGCCGGATATTTCCAGGTCGTCATCGAGGACATCCGCCAGGATTTCGCCGCTTTTTTGCAGGAGCGCTTTTTGATGGTCTGCGTCCTGCGCTTCGGATACTTGAGCCAGGGAGCGGGCGAGTTCCCGCATTTTGGCGAACGTCTCCACAATAGCAATGGTCGTCTGCGTAGCCTTCGGGCTTTTCAGGATCGTGGCGAGCATGTACAGGCCCTTTTCGGTGAAGGCTGATGGCGTGGTTGGTGAATGCTTGAGTGAATCTAAGTGGTCAAAATTTTTGACCAGCTCGGCTTTCTCCTGCTTGTCCAATTTGACGATGTAGCCCTCCGGGAATTTCGAGGGGTTGTTCTTGACGGCCTGATTCACCTCTTTGGTCGCTACGCCGTAGAGCTCGGCCACGTCTCTATCCAAGATTACATATTGGTCGCGCAGCAGCATGACCTTTCCTTCGACCTCTTTGTAGCTGACGATTTCGCTCATTGTTTTGGCTCCTTTTCACGTGTTGATCTCAGGATTATCCGACCGTCCCACCAGGTAGTCCAGCGACACGTCGAAGAAGTCCGCTAGGGCGATGAGACCATCAGCACGCGGCCAGTTGGCGCCGCTCTCGTAAACCTGATAATGGCGCTCTGTGACGTTACAAAAAGCAGCCATCTGCTTCTGAGTCAGCCCCTTATTTTGGCGACATATGCGGAGGCGTTCGGCAAAAGTCGGCAATCTAAACACCCCTTGACACGATATTTAATATCGTGTAACATCATGCCCAGCACGATGTTAAATATCGTGAAGGGCTCCATGAGGAGGACGGTGATCAATGAGACTACACCTTATTCAAAAGCGCAAAGAATACAGCATGACCCAAGAGGAAGTAGCCATCTTCCTCGACATTACGACCAGACACTACCAAGCGTTGGAGGCTGGAACCTCCGATGGGAGCGTCAAGGTCTGGAAACAGTTGGCACAGCGATTCGGAACAACCATCGACTACCTGCTGGAACAGGCAGCCGACGCGCAAGACGATTATACCGCCCCGGCCCCTCGGGCGGGGATGGACCAGGCCGAGGCCGTGCAGGCCGCGGCGGAGCTGTCGGAGGTCAGCTCGAGCGAGATGGTGAGGGCGGCCCTGGACTTTTCGGACGGCCGGGCGGACACACCCGCCGGGCGCCGGGTCCTGGACCTGATGCAGACCACCGCCGGAGCGGTGATGGGGTAGGAGGTGAAACGATGACACAAGAGACAATGGATCGGTTTTTGAGTTTGGACGAACAAGTGGAGTTGAAAGAGCTGATGCTCTCCTTTGCGCGGAGGGTATTGGCCCCTAATGGAGAAAAAACTGGGGAAGAAGTGCAGATTCTCCCCCAGGTCTTGGAAGCGCTGTACCGTCAAGTTCGATGCAAATTAGGAAGCTAAGGCTTGTTGATGCTCTGCAGCTTCTCGTGCAACACCGCAACGAACTCCCCAAGTTTCACGGCGTGCTCGGGCTCAAAGACCTCTGAGGAGAACTGGGTGTTGCGCAACATTGCTGCCGTCAGCTCAATGGCGACATCAAATACGGACTGGGTCTCCATAAGTATTCACCTCCTTTCGGAGGGATTGTAGCACGACGAGACGAGGAGGTTTTGAGGATGGGACAGCTGGCTTTGGTGTTTGAGGAAGAAGCTCGGTCCATTGAACAGCAGACCGGATGGAGACGGCCCCATCCCCAGATGATTCTACAGGACATCGACCTGCTCCAAAAGGTAACCACCTTCGACTACGACTTGTTGGATCCGGACTTCGTGAAATATGCGCACGCGCGCGGGTGCATGAACGGGGCCGGAGTCCCGGAAGAAAGCGACCCGGACCATGAGGCGCATTGTCTCAGGATGCAAAAGCTGGGTCGAGAGCTTGGCGTCAGGCAGGAGAAGCCCTTTAACGGTGATGTCGGCCAGTGGCGTCGGTGGGTTCGGGAGCACTGGCGTACATTCGAGGAATTCATGGCCAGTGACGACCTCAAATTCACGTTAGAGGGCAAGGTACTTTCAGCCGAACACCGGCGCTTGACTTGGAAGTGCATCCGGATCGCCCGGGGGCAGCTGCAGGACTGCTGGGAGATTTTTCGGAACCTGCCAAAACTCTCTGCAGCAAGGATATAGCACAACAGGAAAGGAGGATTCCTCGATGGGCAGGGGGAAGGCGCCCAGGGAGTTGCCCAACATCGATTTCGACAGTCTGCCGCACCTGCTCAACGAGTTTCAGTGTGCGCTGATCACGGGGATATCCGTGGCTTTCCTGAGGCTTTCGCGCAGCGAGGGGCCGAGGGAGGGCCGCACGCCGGGGCCGCCGTTCGTCCGCATCGACGGGCGCATCCGCTACCCCAAAGAGGACGTGGCGAAATGGGTTCGGGAGCTTCCTCGCCGAGTGGCGGTCTGAGCGGAGGTGGTGGAATGCCGTTAATCGTCGTGCTGGTGTTGATTTGGCTGATTCTGTGGTGGTACGACTAAAGGAGGTAATGCCATGAAGATTCGCGAGCTTTTCAAAGGTTTTCGGAAGTCACGCCGTCGCCCGGCGATCACCCGCGAGGTGATGGAGCTGATGGCAAAGACCGGATGCTTCTCCGGTCCGTGGAAACGCAGGGGTGCTTTCCGGGACCATGCCCGGAGCTTCCTGGAGCGGTATGCCGACGGAAACCTGCGCGCTAGGGGAGAGCTTGCCGCCATGACCGTGGGCGAGCTGAGAACCATGGCGCGGGTCTCGGAGCTCTGGTGATGTCCGGCCTGTTGGAGAGCCTGCCCCAAAGCATGGAGGCCTTGGGGATTCTCACACGGACACCGGCCCGCAGATCGCCGGGCGAAAACAGGGAGTACGTCCGCGCGCTCCTCCCGCTGCTGGCCGAGGCACGGCGCAAGGGGCACGGCTTCGTGAAGATCGCCGAGACCTTGGGGCGGCATGGTGTTCTGATCTCCCGGTGCGTCTTGGAGCGACACTACAAGGCCCTGACCGAGGAGGCGAAGATGGAGGGGCCGGAGACGCCGCAGGAGGCCGGAGCACTCGAAGAGGCGGCCCCGGAACCGAAGGAGGAGACGACTGCCGAGGTTTCGCCCACGGCCCCGGAGCGGGACTCTGGGGAGCAGGAGCAGCCCGAGGACCCCTACGGCTTCATCGTCGGAGAGTCCTACCGGCTGCACGTCACGAAGAAGGACGGGACCGTCCGCACCCTGGTGGCTCAGTACGAAGGTTTCTGGAACGGGCAATACTCCTTCACCTACCAGCACCACACCGGTCTCCGGGATTGGACGGTGACGCCTGCGGCAATGCGGCACTACGAGATCACGCGAATATGAGAAAAGCCGCCCATGCGGACGGCTTACCCGGAAAGAGGTATACGGCACTGCAACGCCTTGCCTCCATTTTACCACGAGAGAGGTGACCGCCGGGAGGAATCCCACCCTCCCGGCGTATCGATGCGGAGGACGAAATGAAGAAGGTCTACATCGCTCACCCCCTGCGCGGAGGAACCCGCGATATTGATTCCATCTACGAAAACTATCTCAAGGCCGATGCATTGATGTTGATGCTGCCCAGAAAACATGAGAACGAGGAAATTCTGTTTCTGTCTCCCATCCACGCTTTTTCTTTCGCTTCACCCCTCGGCCGGCAGGAGTGGGTTTTGGGTCAATGCCGCGCCCTGCTGGAACTGGCGGACGAGCTTTGGGTATTCGGGGACTGGCAGGAATCCGAGGGCTGCCGGATGGAGGTCGAGCACGCCCGGAAGCTGGGAATAACGATCGTGTTCGAGGATGGCCGCGTGGAGGGCGGATACTCGACGCACTGGGGAGAAACACGATGCCCAGGTTTCGATGCCTGAGAGGGTTCTGGGACTTCCCCGTTGACGTGGACGATGTGACCTCGGCCCAGATCATTTTCCGTTGCGGAGAGTGCTGCGTCTGTACGGGGCACTGCCTGGGAGTGGGGAAAGGAGAATCGCAAACTCCTTTCGGGGATCTATCGAGGGCCTTGCGGGAACTTTCCAATACCGCTCCAGCCCGAGTCCCGGTTGGGTTACGTTTGAAATCGACTGCTCCATGCGGGGGCCCAAGCAGAAATCTGTCTGGGATCGTCCAACAGCATTACGAGGACATTGTCGCGGCACGCAACAAAGGGCACTCGTTCTATGCGATCGCAGAAGTGTTTTGCGAGCATGGCATTGCGATAAGCAGAAGCTCCCTGCAGGTAAATTACCGCAAAATCGGAAATGAAAGAGGAATAAACAATGCCTGAACGAAAAATTCTGGCTTTCTACAGCCCCTATCCGGGGGCGGGGAAGACAACGGCGCAGAAGTGCATTCTGTTCTCGAATGGAGTCCGGCGGTGCTCTTTCGCAGCTCCCATTCGAGGGATCGTGTCCTCTCTGTTCTCTCAGCTCGATATCCATTATCCGGGAAACTTCAAAGATACACCGTTGTCGGATATTCCAGGCAGGCGCACCATTCGGGACTTCCTGATCGCCTTCGGGCAGGCGGGGCGGTCCGTCTGGCCGGATATTTGGGTGGAGCTTCTACGCCGAGAGATCCGGGAGGCATTCGAGGAGATCGTCTTGGTCGACGACCTGCGAATGCCGAACGAGTACGCCATGCTCCGGGAGGAAGGAGCGAAGATCGTCCGTATAACCGTTCCGGGGCGAACGATCGTCCCGTCCGAGACGGAGGGGTGCCTAGAGGGGTGCGCATTTGACAGCGAGCTGGAGAACACCATGGACGGCGTATGGCCCTTCTACGGGAAAGTCTGGGACCTTGTGGAGGGACTGTGGGCATGATTTGCCGCAACTGGGAGCAGGAGATGATGGTCGAGACGGACGTGTCGGGGCTGGCGCCCTGTCCCTTCTCTCATGCCCATATCCAGTGCAAGACCAGTCTTAGTCTCCATGCCTATCGCGGTTTCGATATGGAGTGCGTCGGCGTTGTGGAGTGTACCTGCGGCGCCAGAATGCGGGCCTCGGAGTTTATCGCCCGTTCCGTGGAGGACGACGAGGCGGAAGTGGATCGGTGCATGCATATCGCCTTGCGGAAGGCCGCAGAGACCTGGAACCGGAGGGTTGGGAATACGGATGGCAAGTAAATGGGAGAAGGCGGAGCAAGAAGCGAAAAAGCACACAACAACCTTCTATTGCCATTTCTGCGCCATGAAAAACGTTTATTTCACGCTCTCTTGTGCTCTGATCGCCGAGCTACGCTGGAAGGCTTGGGAGTATTTCGAGTGCGACTTTTGCGACCATATCGGAGTGGAATGCCAGGGGCCTTCGATGATAGCTCCATTGAAACAGGGGAGGCTGAAAATGCATAAACGGATAAGTGTTTTTTTAAGCAACGAAGATCTTATGCGAGTTTACGACCTGTGCAGTGCGGAAAGGCTCTCTCCGACCCAGGCGATATCGAAGCTGGTTCGCGCCGGGTTCGAGGCGCTGGGGGCAGGGAAGAGGGCACCCCATGGGGCTGATCGTCGATAACTTCGCCGGTGGAGGTGGGGCGAGTACGGGGATAGAAATGGCCCTGGGGCGGCCGGTCGACATCGCCATCAATCACGACCCCGAGGCGCTGGCCATGCACGCGGCGAACCATCCGTACACGCGGCATTTCGTCGAGGACGTATGGGCTGTCGATCCCTGTGAAGCCACCCGCGGAGAACCGGTGGATTTGGCTTGGTTCTCCCCGGATTGTACTCACTTTTCCAAGTCCAGAGGCGGCAAGCCGAAAGATAAGAAAATCCGCGGTCTGGCATGGGTGGCGGTGAAGTGGGCGCAGCAGGTCCGCCCGAACGTGATCTGCTTGGAGAACGTCGAGGAGTTCGTTACCTGGGGGCCGTTGGACGACTCGGATCAGCCGATCAAGGCCCGGTCGGGGGAGACCTTCGACCTCTTCATTCGGGCTCTTCGTGGGCTCGGTTACGAGGTGGATTTCCGGGAGCTCCGGGCCTGCGACTACGGGGCGCCCACGACGCGGAAACGTTTTTTCCTGATTGCGCGATGCGACGGAGAGCCCATCGTCTGGCCGGAGCGCACGCACGGAATGGGCCGGCTGCCGTATCGAACTGCCGGGGAGTGCCTCGACTGGACGATCCCCTGCCCGTCGATTTTCAGCCGCGAGAAACCTCTGGCCGAGAACACCCTTCGCCGGATCGCGAAGGGCGTCGTGAAGTACGTTCTGAATAACCCGAAGCCGTTCGTCGTCTGTCTGAACCACACGGCGGACTACTATCGTTACTTTCGAGGACAGGACCTTGACAAGCCTCTGGGGACTCTGACCCAGGCTCCGGGCTTCGCGGTGGTGGCTCCGCATATCACGAAGTTCCGTGCGAACAGTGTCGGGCATGGTGTTGACGAACCCTTACATACCATTACGGCCTGTTCGGTTGGAGAATCAAAGCACATGGGGGGCGCAGCTCCTCTTGGATTGGTCTCCGCCTTCCTGGCGAAGCACTATGGAGGCGTTGTGGGGTGCCCCCTGGACCAGCCGATCGGGACCGTGACGGGGATAGACCATCATTCCATCGTGGCTTGCCACCTCGAGCGGCAGTTCGGGAACTCCGTGGGAGAGCCTGTGGATTCCCCGATGGGAACGGTCATGCCCGGCGGAGGCGGAAAGACGGCACTGGTCGCGGCCTCCATTGTGAAAAACAACTTCGGGGAATACCCCCACCAGGATGTGAATGCCCCCTTGCACACGATCACGACACAGGGGAATCGATTCTCCCTAGTTGCGGCGTTTCTCTCGAAATATTACGGGGCGGGGACAGGGCAGGAGCTGTGGGGGCCTGCGCAGACGATCACATCGCGGGACCGGTTCGGCCTTGTGACGGTGAGCATCGAGGGGGAGACCTACGCCATAGCGGACATCGGCATGCGGATGCTCCAGCCTCGGGAGCTTTTCCGGGCGCAGGGGTTCCCCGACAGTTATGTCATCGACCCGGTTGTGAACGGGCGCCCGCTTCCGAAATCGGCTCAGGTGCGGATGGTCGGGAACTCGGTATGCCCTCCCGTTGCCGCGGCCATCGTGCAGGCGAACGTAGTTGAGAAGGTAAAGGAGAAGACGGCATGAAGCCGATCCTCGATGCTCGAGGAGGAAAGGGCGCGCAGTGGGTTGTGTTTATGAAAACCGACGATGAGGAGATGAAGTAATGTCCGAGTTCATAGAGACCGTAGTTTTTGAGTCTATCCAAGACGACGAAACCGCAGTGTGTCCCTACTGCGGATATCGAGAAGACGAACCCCAGGAGCTCGTGTCCGGGGAGACAGAATGCGCTAATTGTGGCGCGACGTTTTACTTGTCCATTAAAATTCACCACTCGTATACAACGGAGCCGATGGAAGCGCTGAAGGCTGCGGAGCTTCAGTCTAAATTTCTACGTGCTCAAAAAGCAGCCACGTCGAAGGAGGCGAGTACATGAGCCACACGCCGGGACCGTGGAGCATATACGAGACCGCTGGGAACGGGGGCAACATCCCGGCCCGCATGGAGGTAGTGGCCCCCGAGAGTGAGAGGGCGAAGAAGCTCATAGCCAATATTTATGGTTTTAAGCTCCCTGAAGGCCGAGCCAACGCCCGCCTGATCGCCGCGGCGCCGGAGCTGTACGAGGCGCTGGAAGCGGCCTACCTAGTGCTGACGTCACAGAAAACCCGACTCGAAGAGCATGCGGATGCGGTGACACTCGCACGCGCGGCCCTCGCGAAGGTGCGGGCAGATGAAGGGAAGGAAAACGCATGAAATTCTTGAATGAGTTGTCCAGAGAGATATATCAAAACGCAGCAGATCATGGATGGTACGACAAAAAGCGGAGTTTTGGGGACATCGTCGCGCTCTGCCACTCCGAGCTCTCCGAGGCCCTCGAGGAGTATCGGAACGGCAAGCCTATGGCCTACATTGATGACAAGGGCAAGCCTCAAGGCGTAGCCGTGGAGATGGCCGATGTTCTGATCCGCGTCCTCGACTGGTTCGGGTCGGAGGACCTCGACGTCGAGTCCATCGTCCGGCAAAAGCACGAGTACAACAAGACCCGTCCCTACCGACACGGCAACAAGGAGCTGTAAAACGGAGGTTCGTTATGCCGAGCACGACAGCAGATACGTTTGAGTTCGAGCCCCGCGGGTCGTCCGATTTTTGGTTTGCCTGTGTCGATATAGAGGTCATCAAGGATCGTACGCTGTCTACGTGTGACAAGGCGGTCTATAGCGTTATCTGTGCGCATGTGAATATCCAGACCCGCTCCTGTCCCTTACGGGTGAAGGTCATCGCCGAAGAGGCTAACTGCAGCATCAGGAGCGTCCAAGAGTCCCTGAAGGCCCTTGTAGCGCGCGGTGTGATCGAACGTGCCGAAAGATTCGAGGACGGAGCGCAAAAGGCCTCGATCTATCGGATCGTCGGGCATCGTGCCCCCTGCTATGGGGGTGCAGAAAACGAAGGGGGGTGCAAATTCTGCACCCCACCGGGTGCAAAAAACGCAACCCCGTCTTTACGAGAACCAAAGACTTACGAGAAAAAAGATACCCCTACGGGGGCGGCGCCCGCCGAGATGGGGCTGGAAGATCAGGGGCAGGAGATGGACTCGGGGCTCCTCCCCGTCTCCGAGGCTCCTTCCGCCATGCGCTCCACGGCGGAGTACCTGCTCCTGAAGACCGGCCGGAAGGGCCTGGACGAGGAGGAGATATCCGCACTGCGTACCCTGGACGCGCACCACTACCCCGCCCGGGTACAGCGGGAGATCGACAAGGCGGTGGAGCGCTACGGGCGTTTGGGGCGTCCGCTGCGTATGCTCTCTTTCGGCTACATCCTCTCGGCCCTCCAGCATCAGCCTTCACGAACACCGGGGGGAAGAAAACCGCCCAAAGTGGACTATGGCCTTGACGTGTGAGGTGAACCATGCAGGAGACAATCTTCAGAGCCGCGAAACATTTGCCGCAAGCCATCGATACGGACCGAGTCCTGCGATACCTGGAGGGGCTCAATGCGGAAGCGCTGGCCTACGTTCGGGAGACGTGGCCGGAGGCCGAGCTTGCAGACCTGAGATGCTCCGCATCCGACGTCCTGAACGTTCGCCGAGACGAGCGGACCTGCGCGGAGTGCAGGGGCACGGACAGCTGCCCCATCGGACGGCACCCAATGGTGCTGTCCGCCGAGTGGATCAGGGGGCGCAGGGCCTATGTCGCCCGCGCCGGAAAATGCGGGGCCCCATCCGCTCAGGATGCCGAAAAAGGGGCCGAGCTCGAGAGTCTGCTGGAGGGAAGCGGACTCTCCGAGCGTCAGAGGAAGCAGACGTTTGAGTCCTATGTCACGAAGGGGATGGGGCGGGAGATCGTCGAGGCGAAGGCTCGCGCCCTGCTGGCCGCCACGGAGGGGCACTGGCTTGTCTTGGCGGGGAAGCGCGGGACGGGGAAGTCCCATCTGGCCGTCGCGATCATGCTCGAGGTGATGAAGCGCGGCGAGGCGGCCATGTTCCGCTGTGTCCCAGAGATGCTGGACGAGCTTCGCAGCGGGCACGAGGATGACACCTATCACGCGAAGATGAAGCGCCTGAAGGAGGTTCCTTGTCTGGTTCTGGACGACCTCGGGAAGGAGCGGAACACCGACGCGGGGACCGAGTACCTGTACCAGATCCTCGACTTCCGCTACCGGAACGAGAAGCAGACGATCGTCACGACCAACGCCGCTACCCGCAACGAGCTGGCCGAGTGGTCGAAGACGGACTATTTCGTCCCGCTCCTCTCGCGCCTGAACGAGATGGGCGCCTGGTGCGCGATCCAGAAGGCCGCGGATTACCGCAGCGTCGTCCTGCACGCGACGCACAAGCTGCCGATGGAGGGATAGCGATGGCGAGAAGGGTTGGCGTTGCGGTCGTAAGCCTCGGGCAGTACCTGGGGAAGGACGGGAAAAGGCGAGCCAACACTCGGGAGGTGGGAAGCGTCATGCAGCACAGCGACGGGAGGTTGTACATCGCGATGCGGGCGGACTTCGACTTCGGGCGCATCCCCGTCCCGCCCGGCGGAGACCGCTTCTTCATGGGTCTGCGCCGGGAAAGAGGCGTCGAGGTCCGTGTCCCGCCCCGAGAACCTGGGCAGGAGGGATAGATCGTGTCCGGCACGCCCCCCGTCATGGTCGCCGTGATAGAGCTCCTGATCGCCTATCACCCCAAGGTCCTCCGCATCCTGCTTGGGGAGTATGAGCCGACGCTGCTGGAGCTTGCGGAGATCGTCCGCAATGCCAGCGAGCCGGCGGATGGGGCACGAGTCTCGAGCGGCGCCCGCTCCCGGCAGCTTGCAGCCCTGATGCGGGGCGAGAGCATCCAGGATGCCGTCGACCGGGTGGGGGGCTGGCGTCAACTCGCCGAGGCCGCGCTGTTTTACCGGGACCGTTTTCCGGCGACGTGGGGGATCTTCGCGGACCACGTCATGCACATCGCCTCTGGCGATATCCCGCGCATCGAGGAGCGATCTCTGCTGCAGAGCATCGCGGACACCTACGGCGTCAGCCGTTCCACCGTGTCCGAGAAGCGACGGCTGGTCCCCTACGCCATCGCCCGGTATGCCGAGATGGCTCCTTACGGCGAGCTCCAGAACCTCCGTGGCGGGACCTACACTCCCGTCCCCGGAGCCGGATGCGGCGAATCGGATCGCCAGATGTCCCTGCCGTTTGAGGGGTGACCCCGGGGGTAGGGGCCGTTTTGAAAATCTGGAACGATATCGGGTTGTTATCGGTCCGTTATCCGTCCGATAACGTTGTTGATATTTTCAGGGCGGGCGTTATACTATGTAACATAGCGGAATCGTGAAGGAAGGGGCTCCCATGCGGGGCCCCTTTTGTTTTTGGGAGGTGAGGCGCGATGTGCAGTTACGTGCTTTGGGCGGTAGACGAAGGGAACGGACTGCGCATAGGCGCGTCCGCGGCGCGCTATTCCCCAATCCCTTTCGGAGCCCAGGCTATCACTCTCGTGGAAGGATGCGATCTCCCCATCATGCGCCGCTGGTGTGAGCGACACGCCCGAAGAGGATGGTCGATAGAAAAAATGCGGAGGGCGTGCGAAGGATGAAGCTGGTGAAGCCCATCAAGGACCGCGGGGAGGTCCGTAAGTTCTCCGAGGCCCTTTACGAGGTCAGCCCTCGGGAGTTCGCCCTCTTCGTCATGGGCATCACATGGGGGCTGCGGATCAGCGACATGCTGGCCCTCAGGATTGGCGATGTCGTGGCTGGGCAGGGTAAGCGTATCCAGCTCGTCAAGGAGCTCTACATCCGGGAGCGCAAGACGGGGAAGCTATCCTGTCTCTGTATCATGACGGATGATATCCGGAGGGCGCTTTGGACATACCTCACGACGCGTCGGCTCGACCTTTCCTCCCCCCTCTTTCTGTCCCGAGAGCGAGACCCGGAAGGTCAGCCGAAGGCTATCAGCAGATGGCAGGTCTGTAGGATTTTCAAGCGCGCGGCCCGTGTGGCCCGGCTGCCCTCGGAGTACATCGGAACACACACCATGCGCAAGACGTTTGGGTACGGCCTGCTCCGGAACGGCGTTCCCCTGGAGCGCATCATGAAGCACCTCAACCATTCGAGCGAGCGGGAGACTCTGAAGTACTTGGGCATCGAGGAGGATCAGCTGTGTGAGGACAAGCGGGGCCTCAAATGGAACGTCGGGAACATAGGCCCTAAGACCCAATCGCCCAGACAAAACCGAAATGGGTTTCCCCGAAAATCCTACGCAGAAATACCTAGAAGTGAAAGTTATCCACAAAACGCGGATTCGACGGATTTTCTCCCTCTCGAAATTGAGGGCTGAGATGCGTTGGACAGGCACTTTAGCTTACATATCGCGAGTGCACCAGAAGCTGTTTTTGGAGCACTCGAACCATTGTATAAGAAAAGTATAAATGCAGTCCTCGTAAGGTGTTGCAAATTAACGGGTCCTTCCCACCCCTCGCCCCCCTTGCGGGTCGGATTGAGCGCGGGGTTTAGACGTGCGATAGTCCAAAAGTCCCGATTGCGGTTTCAGAAAAGAGCCTACAAAATGGACAATAAACCAGAGTTCACACAAACGGGGCAGCTGTGCCCCAAAAAGACGATAGCCGCCATGTTCAACCTGAGTGAACGGCGCATCGAGCAGCTGGTCAAGGATCGCGTCATCCCAAAGGCGGCTCGCGGCGTGTTCGATCTCATCCCCACCGTCCAGGCTTATGTCAGATACCTGCAGGGGATCGCCGGCGGGAGCGTCTCGGCGGAGATCGAGAACTTGGAGCGTCGCCTCCTGATGGCTCAGACCCTGGAGCGAGAAGCCAAGGCCAGGCAGGCGGAGTATCAGGCTGACGTCATGGAGGGCAAGCTGTTGAAGCTGGAGGACGTGGCACGGCAGTGGACGTCCCGCTACGTTGAGGTCAAGGCTGCGATGCTGGAGTTTCCCAAGCGCGTGGCGTTTCGGTTTACGGACCCGGAGGTTCGGTTGAGAGTTGAGGAGGAAGCCAATGCGTTTGTCGTCGAACTTCTGGAAAAGTACAGCCGGGAGGGCATCCTGCCCGATGGCCCCGTGGGTGCTGGAGCTGCAGAGAAAAGCGCTCCGACCTCCGAAGGCGATGACGGTGAGCGAATGGGCGAACGAGAACAGGATCCTTGAGACCAAGACCTCCCCTCTGCCGGGCCCATGGAGGACCCATCGCACGCCCTATCTGCGCGAACCGATGGACGCCTTCAGGACACGACATATCGATAAGATCACCCTGTGCTTCGGAACCCAGCTCGGCAAGTCCGAGGCCCTGCTAAACATGATCGGCTATGCCATCGACCAGGACCCAGGCTCGATGCTGGTGGTCTACCCTACCGACGAGCTTGCCAAGAGCATCGCAAAGAACCGACTGATCCCCATGGTGCTTTCCTCGGAGGCTCTGTTGTCGAAATGGGACCCGGACCGGACGGAGATCTTAGAGGTGCAGTTCATGGGGATGTACATCGCCTTGGTGGGCGCAAACAGCCCTTCGAAACTGGCGTCCCGGCCCGTGCGTTATATCTTCTACGACGAGACGGACAAGTTCCCAGCCTACTCCGGAAACGAAGGATCCCCCACGGAGCTCGCCTCCGAGCGGGCGAAGAACTTCCACAACCGCAAGGAGGTCGAGGCCAGCTCCCCAACCTATACCGACGGACACATCTGGAGATCATTTCTGGACGCTGAGGTGCGCAAGGGTTTCTTCGTTCCCTGCCCGCACTGCGGAGAAATGCAGATACTCAAGCTCCCGAACGTCAAATGGCCGGAGGACCTGAACGAACCGGAGCACAAGCACGAGCGGGACTCCCGCGTTTTGACCGAGGCGTGGTACGAATGCCCATTTTGTCATGAGCATATTCACGATATGGACAAGTCCCAAATGCTCCTGCAGGGGGAATGGTGGCCCGTCCGGGAAGTGGAGGATCACAGGCTGGAGCGGACCGAGATAGTCCCGGCCCGCCCACGCCACGTGGCCTACAACCTGTCGTCCCTGTACTCGCCATGGCTGACCTTCGGTCAGGTGGCGCAGAAGTTCCTGAGCACGAAGGGCGACCAGGCAAAGTTTATGAACTTCGTGAACGGCTGGCTGGCGGAACCCTGGGAGGCCGAGGCGACGAAGCTGCGCAGCGACATCGTCCTGGAGCGACAGGCGAACCACCTGAGGGGCGACATCCCCGAGGGCGCGATGTTACTGACCTGTGGGATCGACGTGCAGCTGGACCACTTCTGGTGGACGGTGCGCGCCTGGGGCCCCAAGATGACCTCCTGGCTGGTGGACTTTGGAAGGTGCGAGACCTGGGCGGAGCTGGACGACATGCTGGACCATGAATATACGCTCCCGACCGGGGACCCCGTATTGATTCATGTGGCGTTCATGGACTCCGGCAACCGGACGGACGAGGTGTATCAGTACTGCGCGACGCGAACAGGGCTGCTTTATCCCTGCAAGGGCGCCAGCAACCGGATGCCGCGGGCCCCGTTCTCGGAGTCCCGCGTGGATCGCGACGGATACAACGAGATGCACCTGTTCATCGTGGACACGCATTACTACAAGTCCTTCATCGCCGGCCGCCTGAACAAGAAGAACCATGAGCCGGGGGCCTTCCTGGTGTTCCGGGACGAGGACGGCGGGTGGCTCCGGCAGTACGCGGAGCAGCTGTGTTCCGAGCACCTGGTCAAGGAGCAGGACAAAAAGGGACACGTCAAGGACGTGTGGAAACCGGTCGTTTCCGGGGCGGCCAACCACCTGTTGGATTGCGAGGTCTACGCTGCTGCGGCGGCGGAGCGCGCCGGGGTGCGGTACCTCCGGGAGGAGGTACCTGAATGAAGGGGGTTTTCATGCGAACGATAGAAGAGGTGCAGAAGGAGCTTGCAGAGGTAAATGCCGCCATCTCCGCCGTGGTGTCCGGGGCGCAGAGCTACACCGTCGGCTCGCGCTCGCTGACACGGGCCAGCCTGGCGGAGCTGCGCCGCCTGAAGGATGACCTCCTGGCGGAGCTGGACGAGCTTGAAAACGGCGGCAGCCGCGGCCGTCTCGTGGGGTGGGTTGGAAGATGATGCCGCCCCTGACGTTCATCGATCGAGCCATCGCCTGGGCGTTCCCGCGCTGGGGCGTCGCAAGGGCGGCGTACCGGGCGCAGTTCCGAAGCTACGAGGCCGCCCGTCAGGACCGCATGGGCGACTGGTATCCTGTCCAGAACGCCGCCCCGGAGACGACGGACGCGCCGCACCGCTCCCTCATCCGGGCCCGTACCCGCGACCTGGAACGGAACGGCGATGTGACAGAGGGTGTCCTCGATGCCCTGATCCGGAACATCATCGGCTCCGGGTACGGATTGGAGGCTCAGGTGGAGAGCGCCCGAGGGCTACCGCTCGATGTGATCAACGACCGCATCGAGGCCGTCTGGCAGACCTGGTGCCTTGCGGAGAACTGCGATATTACGGGCGAGCACAGCTTCAACGAGCTACTGGAGATGGTGCTGCGGCGCTGGGAGATCGACGGTGAGGTCTTTATCTTGAAGCTGACGGCCCCCTCCGGGTACATCCCGCTGAAGCTCCAGGTCCTGGAGCCGGATATGCTGGCCGAGGATATCTTCCAGTGCGGGAGCAACTACGTCTTCGGCGGCGTCGAGGTAGATCGGTACATGCGCCCGGTGGCGTACCACTTCCGGCCCGACCCCATGCCGTACCTTAAGAGTATGGAGGTCGTCCGCATCCCGGAGTCCGAGGTCATCCACATTTTCACGAAGAAACGGCCTCACCAGATCCGGGGGATGCCGGACATGACCGTCTCGATGGAGAGGAACCGCAACATCCAGGAGTACATCACGTCCGAGCTCCAGGCCGCCCGGACGGCGGCCGCGACTCCCGGCTTCGTGACCCGACAGCGCGGTACCGGCGCGGCCATCGGGCGCGTCGGCAAGGATACCAAGACCGGTCAAGTTGTGGAACAGATACAGTCCAACACCCTGACCTATTTGGGACCGGACGAGGACGTGAAGTTTCCCCAGCCGGGACGCCCCAACGTGGCGGCTCCCACTTTCCTATCCATGATCCTGCGCCTGATCGGGATGAGCCGGGGGCTGAGCTACGAGACCGTGACCCGCGACCTCTCCAAGACGAACTACTCCAGCCACCGCGGCGGGCAGCTTGAGGACCGTAAGACGTACCTCCGGAAGCAGAAGAAGCTGATAGCCAAATTCTGCGACCGGGTATACGAGCGGTGGTTCCTGGAGGCTGCCGTGCTCTCGGGGAAGCTCCTGTTGCCGAGCTTCTTCGCCGACGAGCGGGCCCGGAAGCGCTACAGCCTGCATCGATGGAGCACCCCAGGGTGGCAGTGGGTGGACCCCGTGAAGGAGATTCAGGCGGTCGAACGCCAGCTTGCTCTTGGAGTTTCCACGATGGCGGAGATATGCGGAGAACAGGGAAAGGATTGGTACGAGGTTTTGCGGGAGCGGAAGCGGGAGATCGAGGCGAGCAGGGCCATGGGCATCGAGCTGCCCTGGTTCAACCCGCAGATGGAGCTGACGCCCATACCGCCGGATGAGGAGGAAAAGGAGGCGAAAGAGGAGTAAATGTCGAAGAAATGGGGCCGAAACAAGCCCAAAGAGAGCCGAAAAGAATACTTTTCCAGCGACAAAACGCATTTTCGAGAGTTGAAGCTGGAGGCGACAACGGACGAGAGCTCGCGTAGTGTGGAGCTCTCGTTTTCGTCATCCAACGGCATCCGTCAATACGACTGGTGGAACGGCGAATGGTACAGCGAGATTCTGGATCACAGCCCCCGATCGGTGATTCTGGACCGTCTCCGGGAGATCGGTGTCGGGCTTTTCAATCACGACGCCGACAAAGTGATCGGGCGGCTGGAGGACGTCCGACTGGAGGAGAAGGAAGGCAAGGCCCGGTGTCGCCTGGTGTTCGATTCCGACGACTTCGCCGAGGGCGTCTGGCAGAAGGTCAGGAGTGGGACGCTCAAGGGTGTCAGCGTGGGCTTCCGGGTCTATGAGTGGGATGAGGTCAAGGCCGGCAAAAAATCGCGTGACGGCATCGAAGGCCCTGCGATGATCGCCCGCAAGTGGGAGCCGGTAGAGGTCAGTATCGTCAGTTGCCCTGCCGACGCCAGCGTTGGGGTGGGGCGCAGTATGCACGAAAAATCTAACGGGGAGCGTGATGTTGGAGTGAAGAAGAAAGTTCAGGAGGCGCTGAGGAAACTCGGCAGCGGGGAATTCACCCGCGAGCAGTTCGAGGCGGAGCTTCGATCGATTCTGGCCGAGGTGGACCCTGAGGAGATGGAGGAGGCAGCCCGGTTCATCGCGGACGTGCGATCCGCCGCCGGAGAGGACGATAAGAAGGAGGAGCATTCCGAGGAGGATAAGGGCGAGGACAAGGATGACGAGGAAAGCGCCGAGGATGAGGACAAAAAAGAGGAGAACAAAGCAAAACGGTCCGTCGCGGAGGAACGGCGCCGGGCGGCGGAGATCAGTGCGGTCTGTGCGCGGTTCGGGGTGTCTCCTGCTGAGACTTCCCGGTTCATCAACGACGGGACGCCCCTCGTCGAGGTCTACCGTTCGGTCACGGAACGCGCCTCTGCCGCGCCGGGCAATGGACTCCCGGTCGGGCGCAGCGTCTCGGAGCTCGGCGAGGACGAACGGGATCGATACCGCCGCGCGGTGACGGACGGGCTCAGGATGCGCACAGGCTCTCAGATCGAAAAACCCGCGCCCGGAGCGAACGAATTCCGCCACATGTCCCTGAGGGAGCTGGCTCGGGATGTTTTGGAGCGAAACGGCGAGCGCAACGTCCGGGGGCTGGACCCCATGGAACTTGCCGGACGTGCCTTCAGCACCTCGGACTTCCCGGCGATCATGAGCAACCTTGCCGACGTGGTCCTTCAGGCGGCCTACACGGAGGTCCCGGCCACGTGGAGAAGCTGGTGCCGCGTGGGGTCGGCAAACGACTTCAAGGCGCAGCACCGCATCCGCATGGGCGAGCTGCCGGAGCTGGAGCCTGTGCTTGAGGCCGGCGAGTACAAGATGGCCGACCTGATGGAGACGAAAGACAGTTTCGCCATTGGAACCTTCGGTAAGAAGTTCGCCCTCACCCGCCAGGCCATCATCAACGACGACCTAGGAGCCTTCACGAGGATCCCGCAGCTCTTCGGGGCGGCGAGCGCTCGAACCATCAATCGGGCGGTCTATACCATGCTGAAGGGGAACCCGAAGATCGCGGAGGACGGCAAGGCCGTGTTCCATGCGGATCACAACAACCTCGGGACGGCGGCGGCGCTCTCCATCGATGCGCTGGACGCCGCCCGCGTAGCCATGCGGCGCCAGACGGGACTGCGCAAGGACAAGGAGAAGGTCACACTCAATCTGACCCCGTCCATCCTGCTGCTACCGCCGGAGCTGGAGACCCTGGCCCTCCAGATTCTCTACAGCGACACGGATCTCCGCTACGCTAACGCGAACGTCAAGAACCCGTTCCGCAACGCCTTCATGCCCATCGTCGAGGCGGAGCTGGAGACGTGGGAGTGGTACCTCACGGCCTCCCCGTCGATGATCGACACCGTCGAGGTGGCGTTCCTGGGCGGCAACCAGTCCCCGACGCTGGAGCAGCAGCAGGGATGGAACGTGGACGGCATCGAGTACAAGGTGCGGCTCGACTTTGGCGTGTGGCTCTACGAGTATCGCGGGCTCTACAAGAATCCGGGGCTCGAGCCGACGAAGCCATGATAGGGAGGTATACGAATGAGCAGACAGGCAATGCCGGTCCAGACCGGCGAGGCGATCGACTATAAAAACGAGGGCGCTGAGAAGATCAACGTCGGCGACGTGGTGAAGCTCGGCGGATTCTGCGGTGTGGCGGAGACGGACATCGAGCCCGGCCAGTTCGGCGCGGTGGCCATCACGAAGGTGTGGGAGGTCGATTCCGTATCCAGCGCCGCCTTTGCCGTCGGGGATCCTCTTTATTGGGACTTCGCCTCCAAAAAAGCCACCAAGACCGACGCCAGCAACACCCCGCTTGGGCTCTGCGTGGCGCCGAAGTCCTCCGGGGGGACGAAAACCAGGGTCAAGATCGGCGTCTGGGTCAAATGACCCTAAAGGAGCAGGTAGCGGCCGACATCCACGGGGTGTTCCTGAGCCTGCGGGACTTCGGAGACTTCCACACGGTCAACGGCTCGCGCGTGCTGTGCCTGATCGAGAAGAACAATGTCCACATGCGCGCGCCGGCAGGGCGCAGGACGGAGGGGGTCCGGGAGGACTCCCTCTTTCTCTACATCCACGCCGGGGAGTTCCGAACTGTTCCCAAGCCGCACGACCCCCTGGAGGTCGACGGCCGCAAGTTCTTTGTCCGCAGCGTCTCGGAGGAGATGGGGATTTTGGTGATCGAATACGGGGCTGTGAGCGATGGCCGGCGTGTCCCTGGGCATTAGTGAAGCGCGTTTTGAAGCGGTTCGCCGAGCACTGGCGCACATTCCGGGCGGGGCGGAGAAGGCAGTCGCGCGGGCGTTGAATTCGGCGGCATCATATGCGTATTACGAAGCCTCCCGTCAGGTGGCTAAACGTTATACATTGCCACCAGACCTCATTCGCAAACAACTTCAACTCATTCGGGCTTCTCCTAAATATCTAAAGGCCACGATTACATCGCGAGGCCAACGCATAGAGGTGGCGAAATTTGAGCGCGATCCTTTGAATCCTCCCCGCCAGAAGAGTATTCCTGTGCGGTTGCGCCAAAGGATCACCACAACGATTGTTGCCGGACAAACAAAAGGTTGGTCTCATGCTTTTTTGGCGCGCATGGGAAGCGGACACATGGGGCTCTGGACTCGGAGCAAAACAGAAAGGACTGCAAATGGCAAGCCCGTCATACACGAGTTTTTCACACTGGCTCCTCCTCAGATGATGTCTGCTGCCCCGATTCTTAATCGCGTACTTGACGTGGCCCAGTCACGTCTTGAACAAGAGATTGATGTTGAGACGAGGATTTTGTTGCGAGCCTACGAGAGGGGTGAAAAAATTTGACCCCCATGGAGACGCTTTTCGCGCTCTGCCGGAGCCTGGAGGAGACCTTGAAGGACTTCCGATTCGAGGATGAGGCCGACAAGGAGCGCCCGGTGGCGGTCTATCCCTTCCATTTCCCCGAACAGGTGCTCTCTGCGATGAATCCCCACGCCGAGGACGGGTACACCCCGATCCCGGAGACGCAGGACGACGCGTTCCAGCAACTGATGCCCGCCGTCGTCGTCCGCCCCCTCTCCTACGAGGACAAGGCGTTGGATGACGATTCTTCGATTCTTTCCATGGCGGTGACCGTCGGGGTCTTCTCGCGCGACCCCGCGAACGTGACGGGATCGTGGGGTGTGGTCAACATCCTGGAGAGGATCCGGCAGACCATAGAGGCAAACCCGATCTTGGAGGGCCGGTGCGAGGCCCTTCTGCCCCTCTCCTGGGAGCTGTACAACGAGGCGCTGCGTCCCCTCTGGTTTGGGGAGATGATTACGCAGTGGCGGATTCTGGACCCGCACCGGCTCGACGAGTCGAACTGGGCGGGGGACTTTTTGAAGGGAGTTTGATGGCATTGGCAAAAACACGTATGACGGATTCCTTGGACGACGAGCAGACCATCCCGTCGGCGCCTGCGGAACCCGTAGGATCGCCCGAACCGCTGGATAGGCTTCAGGTCTATGCCGGTCCGACGATGCACCGGCGCGTGATGATAGCGGGGAGCGTTTACAAGAACGGGCTCCCTCCCCACGTGAAGGACCTGGTCAGGAAGGTGCCGGACGTGGGGCGCATCATCGTCCCCGTGAAGGACTTCCCGGCGGTCAGGAAGGAGACGGAAACTCCGGGGACGGAATACCACCGCATCTACAACGCCCTGCTGGAGGTCCGATTCGATGATGACGAGGTGAGAACATGAGCGTAGGCTATCAGCACGGCGTAAGGGTCTACGAGCACCCTACGAAGCTGGTTGCGCCCCGGAGGGTGGACAGCGCCATTCCCATTTACGTGGGGACGGCCCCCATCCACCTATCTGGGACCGGGCTGAAGGATACGGAGAAGAAGATACACCACCCGATCCTGGCGAACGTCTACGACGAGGCCGTGACGAAGCTCGGCTACAGCGACGACTGGAAGAAATTCACGCTCTGCGAGGCGATGTACGCGCATTTCGCCCTCTTCGCCCGCGCGCCCGTGATCTTCGTGAACGTCCTGGATCCGGCTGAACACAAGACCGCAGTGCCGGGGAAGGAGTACACCATCACGGCGAAGCAGGCTGTCCTAGGGGAGGACGCCATCCTCGACAGCGTGGTCGTGAAGGCGCAGGAGAGCAGCGGAGCGCTTACGGTGGGTGTGGACTATTCCCTGTCCTGGAACGGCGAAAACAAGGCCGTCCTGAACGTCCTGGCGGGTGGTGCGCTGGAAAGCGCGGGGACCGTTTATGTCTCCTACGACAAGCTGGACCCCTCCAAGGTCACCGCGGCGGACATCATCGGCGGCTACGATGCCGTGAAAAAGCGCTATGAGGGTTTGGAGACCATCAATCAGGTGTTCATGAGGTACGGCAAGGTTCCAGCTTTGATCTGCTGCCCCGGCTGGTCCCACAAGCCGGAGGTGGCGGCGATCATGACGGCGAAAACCTCCGGGATCTCCGGGCTCTTCCCCTCGCTGGCGGTGACCGACATGCCCTGCGACGAGACGCTGGAGGACTATACCGAAGCCTCGGAGTGGAAGCGTCGGAACAGCTACACCCATACCCATCAGATCGTCTGCTGGCCCAAGGGCAAGCTGGGGGACAAGGTGTACCACCTTTCGACGATCTTCGCCTGCCTGTGCGCAGTGACGGACGACGAGTTCGGCGGCATCCCCTACGCCTCTCCCTCCAACCATCTTTCCAAAATGGCGGCTGCGGTGACGGATACCGGAAAGGAACTGCTGTTGGACCTCAACCAGGCCAATTTCCTGAACGGTGCCGGGATCGTGACGCTGTTCAACTGGGAGAGCGGCTGGGTGCTCTGGGGCGACGAGACGGGGTGCTATCCGTCGAACACGGACCCGAAGGATCGGTTCATCAATATCCGGCGTTTCTACAACTGGTGGGCGGTGAAGTTCATCCTGCGCTGGTTCCAGAAGGTGGACCGTCCCATGAACCGCAGGCTGCTGGAGACCATCCGCGACAGCGAGAATATCGAGATAAACGGTTACGTGGCCCTGGGTGCCCTAGTGGGCCCCAACAACCGGCTGGAGTTTATCGCCGACGAGAACCCGACGACGGACCTGATCGATGGCGTGATCCGTGCACACACGTTCCTGACGGTGCCTCCGCCCGCACGGGTCATCTATAACGGCCTGGAATACGAGACGGAGAATCTGCTGTCTCTGTTCCTGTAGGAGGTGAAGACGCATGAAGCATCCCGATAAGCTGAACAACTTCGCGGTGTGGATGGACGGGGACAAACTGCTGGGGGTGGTCGACGTGACCCTCCCCAACCTGACCCCTCTGAAGGAAACGAGTAAAGGGGCGGGGATCGCGGGCGAGTTCGAGACGCGCGCCGTCGGCCATTACGGACCGCTCAAGCTGCAGATGACCTGGCGCCGGGCGACGAGCCAGGCACACCTCCTGGTGAACCCTGAGGGCAAGGCCCTGGAGATCCGCGGCGCAGGGCAGGTGATCGACAGCGACACCTACAAGTTCGGCATCAGCTCTATCCGTATCGTCGTCCGGGCCTCCGGCTCCGACATGCAGCCCGGGAAGTTCGACCCTGCCACGGCGATGGGGACGACGACGGAGGTCGAGTGCCTGTATCTGAAGGTGGAGGAGGACGGGAAGGTCCTGCACGAGATCGATAAGCTGAACTTCAAGGCCGTGATCAACGGCGTGGACGAGCTGACCGAGGTCAAGTCCGCCCTCGGAGAATAGGAGGCTGCATGAGCAAGGGGGTACTGAACGATTATGAGGCGGTGCTGCAGGACGGCGTTTTTACGTTGTCCAAGCCCTACAAATATGGGGATGGGCCAGAGCGCAACGTTCTGGACTTTCCTCTGAAGGACATGAAGGGGCAACACCTCCGTACGGCGCAGCGCAACTATGAGATGCTGGAGGGGCCGCTTCGTGACATGGCGGAGCTGAACAAAAACTATCAGGCCTACGTCGCCGCCGCCTTGATGGGGGTGCAGCCGGACTTCGTGTTCGACCTCCCGGCAAAGGACTTCACCGAGCTGACGGTATTCGTACAGCTTTTTTTGATCGGGTCGGCCTGAGGAGGGAGGCCGCAAAAACCGTTTTGAGGTGGGCCGCGTATCTGGCGCGGAAGACGTACACGCCGATGCCCTGGTTCCTGAATCTGCCGCTGACGGAGCTGGCGTTAGTCATAGAGGATCTGATCGAGGAATGAGAGAGTGGGCGCGGGGTATTACGGCTGAGAGCGAATCTCTTTGATCGCTTCGATGATGCCGTTAATGACCGCGCCCGCGATCACGAGAAGGAAGATGCGGAACGTCCATGACGCCCAGAGCTTGGGGATGATCACGACGAGAATCCCGGCGAAGATGAAAAGACCTGCAATGCCGAGCACAAGAGAAACGATGCCGCGAAAACTCCAAAGCCAACGGGCAAACAAATACTCGAAAATCTTCATGGCAACACCTCCCTGAAAAATGGGTGCGTTTTCATTTTAGGCTGGAGAGGAGAGCAAGTCAATGGCGCAGAAACTTTACGAGCTGGCCATACAGCTTCAAGGGAAGCTCGACGGCTCCCTTGAGGGAGCTATGAAGACCACCCAAGGGCACTTGAAGGAGCTGGAAAACCGCGTCAAGGACTTCCAGGAGCGCCAGAAGAAGGTGGGGCGCTTGGATGCGGCCTATGCTGCCAACAGCGAGGCAGCCAGAAAGCTCGGAGGCGAAATCCTGAATCTGAAGGAGAAGCAATCCGACATCTCCGGGTATCGGGAGCAGCGGAAGGCCACGGCGGAGACCGCCAAGGCCTGGCTCTCCGCTAAGCGCGAACTGAAGGCTCTGACGGCCGCCTACGGGAAGGACAAGACGGACCAGAATCGGAAGGCGATGCAGGCCGCGGCGAAACAGGCGAAGGCGCTGGAGAAGGCCTACGGCAAGAATCGAACGACCCTGGGCAAGATGGAGGAGAAGCTGTCCAAGGCCGGAATCAACACGCGGAAGCTGGGCGAGGAGCAGAAGAATCTTGCGGAAAAGCTGGCCTACGCCACGCGGGAGCAGGAGCGCTACAATGCGGCCGCCGAAGGCATCGCCAGAGGCAAGGCCTGGTGGTCGGGAATCACCGCCAAGGCGAAGGAATACGCCAAGACGGCCTGGAGCGCTGCGAAGTGGACAGCTGGCATCGCTACAGCCATGGGATATGGGGCTTTCAGGGTAACGAAGTCCGTGGCCGAAGCTGGGGACGCCGCCGCAAAGCTGGGCAAAAAGGTCCGAATGAGTGCGGAGGACGTCCAGAAGCTGCAATTTGCTGCGGACCTTTCCGGGGTTAAGGACTTCTCCGGGGCCATGTTGACCATGACGAAAAACACCGACATGGCGGTAAAGGGCCAGGGCAAGGCTGTCAAGGCATTCAAGGAGCTTCGCATCGACCCGCGCGATCTCTCCAAGGCGGGTGGGGCGAAGGCCCTTCTGGCGATATCTCAGCAACTTCAAAATATCCGCTCCGAGGCACAGAAGACCCGCATCCTTCAGGGGCTGTTCGGAGACCAGTGGGGCGAGATGGCGGAACTGTTCCGACAGGGGCCCAAGGCCATCCAGGATGCCATGAAGGAAGCCGAGCGCTACGGCATTATGAGCAACGAATCCGCCGGCAAGTCCGAGGAGTTTCTGGACAACATCACCAAGATGCAGCAGGCCATCGGCGGCCTGAAAATAGCGATAGGCGATGAGCTGCGCCCCATCATCAACGATATTGTGCTCAAGATCACCGAATGGGTCGCGCAGAATCGGGAGCTGATCAGCGGGAAGGTCAAGGAATGGGTGGAGGCGATACGCCAGCGTCTCCCGGAGATATGGGCCGGAGTCAAGAAGGTTGCGGAATACCTCGGCAAACTGATAGGCTGGGCGATAAAAGGCGTCGATGCCGTCGGGGGATTCGGGAATGCCATGTATGGATTGGCGATTTTTTTGGGAGGGCAGAAGTTTCTTGGAATACTGAAAACATCTTCGGAGGCTATTCACGGATTGGTCTCGGCCTACAACATGGCGAAGGGAATTAACCCTGCAGCTTTGCCTGGTGTCGGCGGAGCGGGGGGTGCGGGTACGGCATCGGCTGGTGCTGGCAACGCGGCAGCGGCATCTGCAGGAGGCTTGGGGCTCTTGAAAACCGTCGCAAAGGTCGGCGGCGGTTTGATGATAATCAAAGGGGTGGCGGACGTAATCGAGGCCTACAACGCCGCTACCTTCACGCCAGAGGAACTGGAGCAATCGAAAAAGGCTGAGGAGGAATATCTGGGAGGAGAATCAGGTTTAGGAAGTGCCGATATGTGGAGTTTTGCTTCTCCTTCTTACGAGCCCGAGATTCAGAACCCGCCTCCTGTCAGCACCACGGTAAAGGATCCTGACGTCAAGACGGAAGGCGTCCCCGAGGTGAATGTCACGGTGAAGGTGGACGCTCAGGCCGCGAATAACCCGGTTTCCCAGAACGCACGCGGCGGTCATATCTCCAGCCCCCGAATCTCCAGGCTGGCCGAACGGGGGCCGGAGGAGGTCGTCCCCCTCGGGGAGGCGGATCGGGGGCTCGGCCTCTCCCGTCTTTTCGAGGCCGCCCGCAAGATGAATGTCCCCATCGTAGATGCCGACACGGAGACGAAGTTCAGATTCCCCGAGTTCCCAAAACCTCCCAAAGAAGCCTCCGGAGGTGCAGAGAGCGCTGTCGCTGGGGGCTCCGTATCCCCCAATATCAGCTATGCGCCCGTGTTCAATATCTCCGGGGAAAACGCCAGGAATGTTGCGGCGCAGGTGGAGAACGCCAACCGGCGCTCCTTCGGGGAGCTTCTGGAGGCCTTCCGACATGAAAAGGAGCGTTTTTCCTATGCGACGACGTAGCTACACGACGCAATCCGGCGACATGTGGGACGGGATCGCGCACAGGGTGTATAGGGACCGGAAACGCGGCGAGATGCTGATGCACCTCCTCCTGGAGACAAATCCCGCGCATCGCAAGACGGTAATCTTCCCCTCCGGCGTAGTTCTGACGGTCCCCGAGCCCCCCGTGCACGTGCCCGAGACCCTGCCGCCGTGGAAGAGGTGAGTCGATGGATAGTTATCCAGCGAGGAGAACTCATGTGGTCCTGCTCTACAACAACAAGGACATAACGGAGGACATCGCCCGCGACCTGATTTCCTTCTCCTGGACGGACAAGTCCTCCAAGGAGGCGGACGATGTCTCGATAAAGCTCCACAACGTGCACGGGCTCTGGTGCGGGGACTGGCAGGCCGCGAAGGGGGCAAAGCTCACCGCCGAGATCGTCCATACGAATTGGGACGGCGAGGATGGAGAAACCCGTCTGCCGTGCGGGACCTTCGAGATAGACGAGACGACCGTCTCGGGCCCCCCCTCAGAGGTGGCGATCAAAGGGATATCCGTTCCCATAACCTCCAAGGCACGCGGGCAGGCGAAGACGCGCGCGTGGGACAGCGTGAGGCTGTCCCAAATAGCCTCGGACATCGCCAGCAATGCTGGGCTGTCTCTGGTGTTCGAGCTCGTCAAGGATCCCCTCTACCAGCGAGAGGACCAGCTTGAGGAGTCGGACCTTTCCTTTCTGCAGGGGCTTGCCACGGAAGCCGGCGCTTCACTGAAGGTGAGCCACGACAAGCTGATCCTCTTCGACGAGAAGGAGTATGAGAAAAAGCCCTCCGTCCTGACCCTGGACGTCTCCGACCTGACGCGCTGGAGCCTGCAGAACAAAAGCTCCTCTGTTTACAGTTCCTGCAAGGTGAAGTACCACGACCCCGAGACGGACGATGATTTTGAGCACGAGGAAGACGCGGCCTTGGCGGACCTGAGCGGCGAGGACCGAAACGGGCGCACTCTTTCGCTCAATCAGCGCTGCAAGAGTCTGGCTGAGGCTGAGGAGCTGGCGAAGAACACCCTGCACGATGCCAACAAATATGAGGTCTCGGGGAAGCTCGATGCCCCCGGAGATCCCCGTGTTGTGGCGGGGGTGAACATTGAGGTGACCGGGTTAGGGCGATACAGCGGGAAGTACGCCGTGGACTCGGTTATACATACCGTGGACGGTCGGGGCGGGCATGTTATGTCCTTGGATATCCGCCGAGGAGGCAAAGGGTCTAAGGGAAGGGGGGATAGCGCGAATTACGTAAGTTGGTCGCAGTTTGACTATTTGGGAAGGGACTATTCGAGATGAGCCGAAGAGAACCCAGTGCAAACGATGTGGTCCGAGTGGGGCGCGTATCGGCGGTGTATCCAGAACGACACACGGTAACAGTGGAGTTCCCGGACCGCGGCGACGGACTGATAACAAAAGAGCTGCCGGTCCGTGCCGCACTATCGCGAAAAAACCATTTTTACGCCATGCCGGACGAAGGAGAGCATGTCATCTGTGCTTTCTATGGGAATGGGCTCAGTGAAGGAACGGTGCTCGGTGCAATTTACGATGACGGAAACGGTCCACCCATCCCAGACCGCGACAGCTATTCCATCCTCTTTGAAGATAAAACTCAGTTGATCGTTGATCGGAAGAATCACATCGTCGAAATAAAGGACAGTTTTGGCAGTTTCATCCGCTTCGCGGACGGGAACATTTACATCAAGTCGGCGAAGAATGTTTATATTAACTGAAAAACACAAAAGGAGGCGAACGAAAATGCCTGGAGCGGCAAGGCTGCATGATGTTGGGTCTTGTCCTATCCCTCCTCATCCTCCAACGATTCTGGTAGATACCAGCCCGGATGTCTATATCAATGGGCGAAACGCGGAAAGAGTTACCAGCGTCTGGAGTTGCGGGGCGCTTCAGAGTGAAGGCAGCCCCGATGTTTTTATAAACGGTCATCCTCAGGCACGTTTGGGAGATCATCATGATCATGGCGGTCAAGTGATCACATCCAGCGACAACGTTTTGGTGAATGAGATAGGGGTGAGCGTGTTCCCATGATCGGCTACCTCGGCGAGGTCGTGTTCGAGGTATCACAACAGCAGGTAAAAACCTTCGGGGACCTCCGCCGCAGCGCGTCTGCGCGTCTGGCATCTCACGACCTGATAGGCCGTAAGCCTTTGCTGGAATTCACGGGGCCTGCCCTAGAAAGCCTCTACTTTTCCATGACCCTATCGTCGTTTCTGGGCATTGATCCTATCGAAGAAGTACAGACGCTGCGGGAAATGCGGGATCAGGGGCTGGCGGTTCCCTTCGTTCTGGATGGGATGCCCCAGGGCGAGGGGCTCTGGCTCCTCGAAGGGTTAGAAGAGACCTGGCGGTATATCGACAATAACGGGACTCCGCGGGTCATTGATTGCTCGCTGAGCTTGAAGGAATACATCGAAAACGTGAGGTGAGACGATGGATTACGAGGTGTTTGGGCGGCGTGTGGCCATTGATTTCGGGGCCCGTGGGGTCGAGGAAGTGTTGCAGAACGTCCGAACCTACCTTTGCACGCCCCGGTTCTCCGTCGTCCTGGACCGCACGTTGGGCATAGATGCCAGAGTGATTGACCGCCCTATAAACAAGGCAAAGGCTATTATCTCTGCCGATATTCTGGGCGGACTCCCACGCCATGAGCCGCGTGCGAAAGTCCTTTCCATTGCCTTTGCTGGCGACGGCCTGGATGGCGTTCTGATCCCCATGGTGAAAGTACGGGTGATGCTCAATGGCGCTGAGTGAGATTCAATTTGCGGAGAAGGACCCGTCCGTCATAGAGGGGCAAGTAATCACACTGGCTGAAAGCCTGATGTCCACAGAAGGGGCCACGCCGGTTAAACTCCACCGAGCGGACCCACGGCGTCTCCTGCTTTTGCCTTTTATCGCCATGCTGGTCCAGCAGCGCAACGATATCGATTGGACGGCGAAACAGAATTTGTTGTATTACGCAGTGGGAGACAAATTGGACCATCTGGGGTTTTTATTGGGCGTGACCCGTCTGCCTCCTGCGCAGGCCGTGACGACACTGCGCTACGAGCTTTCCGCCCCTCAGAGCCAAAACGTAACCATCCCGGAAGGGACAAGAGCCACTCCGGACGGGACCCATTATTTCGCAACCTCGGAAAGTGTGATGATCCTCGCCGGGTCGATGAGCGCAGAAGTCACAGCGAAGTGCACGATACCGGGGCTTTCCGGGAACGGATGGATCATAGGGCAGATAAATCAGCAAGTCGACAGGTTACCCTGGGTGAAGTCTGTTTCAAATGTCACAGCGTCAAGCGGTGGTGCAGAAACCGAGGACGACGAGAACCTGCGGGAACGCATCCAGCTGGCCCCGGAATATTTTAGTGTCGCAGGTCCTCGGGGTGCCTACGAATACTGGGCGCGTTCAGCGCATCAGGATATCATCGACGTGGCGGTTCTCGGCCCTCCTGACTTGGAGCCGGGGAATGTAGAGCTGTATCCCCTCATGCGGGGCGGCGAGTTGCCGGCCCCGGAGATTGTCGATGCCGTTCTGAAAAAATGCAACGCGGAAGATGTCCGCCCTCTGACTGACTACGTGAAGGCATTCCAGCCCAAGCCCGTTCGATATCGGCTGGACGTGGTGTACTGGCTGGATCGCTCCCGCGCCACTCAGGCCGCAGCCCTACAGCAGGCCGTCGAGGCGGCGGCAAGAGGATGGATATCCTGGCAAAAATCCAGACTTGGGCGCGATCTGAACCCCTCAGAGCTGAATCATAGAATGGTCGCTGCCGGGGCGAAGCGCGTAGAAGTCAAGATGCCTGTCTTCACTGTGCTCAGCGCCTCGCAGGTGGCCCTACTCGACGGGGAGGCAAGGATATCGTTCGGGGGGCTCGAAGATGGCTAAGGACCTGCTGAGTTTCTCGTTGGCGGATATCATCCCCAGCTCCATCGCTGATGACTCCAACGTTCAGGCCATCGCTCGGGCCGTGGATCCCGAGCTTCGGAGCGTCTCCCACGATATACGGGAGACGCTCATTTTATCGCGTCTGGACGAGCTCTCGGAACCCGTTGTGGATCTGCTCGCGTGGCAGTTCCACGTGGACCTCTATGAACCAACCTTATCCATCGACACAAAACGCACTCTGGTCCGGGACTCCATCCCATGGCACCGCAAAAAGGGAACACGTTGGGCAGTTCGCCGTGCCCTAGAGAACCTGGGGTTTGTCCCGACAATCAAAGAATGGTTCGAGCCGGATATGGGAACGAAGCCCCACACATTCAGCGTTTCCGGGTACTACAAAAACGATCCTCTGCACATCGATTTTCTGGGGCCGGATACGGAAGGCATTCTGATTCGTGCAGTCGAGATGGCAAAACCCGTCCGTTCCCACCTTATCTTCCTCATCGTGGCGCCGCCGCCGCCGGACATGTCGGATCACATCTGCCGATGGGACTGGTGTACGTGGGACCACGGCACGGCCCACGAGTATACCTGGGGACTGCAGACCCCGACGGTCGGGATCTGGGAGGGAAGCGCCGCGCTGGGCATAACCCTGGGCCGCATTTTCTTCGGGGCCTACACGCGCGAGGACCGCTGGGACGTCGAGCTCTGGGACCACGGACGGCACGACGGAATGACGGAGGCGTTCGCCGGAGGTCTGGGGACGGCGATATTCGGCGCCTGGGAGGACTACGCTCCGCGCCATAAGTGGCACAAGAGAAGAACCTGGCGATGCGGCGGGACCTGGCGCAGCTCCTGCGAGCGCGCGGCCGTCGCCGTCATAACGCACAAGGAGGTCGACTGATGAGCATTTTCACGCACGCGGGGCGGGCGGCACTGGCCGAGATCGTCCTGTCCCGCCCCATCCACCTTGCCCTAGGGCTCGGCGAGGGCAACTGGGGAACGCCGCCTCCCGCCCCGGACTACGACGTCACGACCCTGAGGCGGGAGTTAGGGAGGAAGAAGCTCTTTCGGGGGCTATTCGTCCACCCCGACGACCATGGCGTCCTGATCCTTCCGGGGGACAGGAAATACTCCATCTCCGATACCCCGACCCGACACCTGTATCTGCAATTCATCTTCGATTACAACGAGGGGGCCGGCGGCACTATACGGGAGTTGGGACTCTTCCTGAACACGAAGGCAAAGGCGGGTGTCCCGCCGATACAGACGTTCTTCCGGCCGGAGGAGCTCGAGAGCGGGGGCACTTTGCTCCTGCTCGAGCACCTGGAGAACCCGGATACCTACAACCCCCAGAAGAAGGGGGAATACGAGACCGTGCTCTCGTTCTGAGGTGAGCCATGAAAAATACGGAACTGAAAACCCTTATGAACCACTCCGACTACCACAACCGCTACGAACGGGAGAAGAACTGGGACTACATCGGAATCATCTCCGGCCGCGCCATGCAGGGCGCCGAGGCGAACGAGATGCAGCATATCCTGGAGGAGAAGGTCAAGTCTCTGGGCAACGCTCTCTACGTCGACGGGACCATCGTCGAGGGGTGCGAGATAACCCTGGACACCTCCCTGAAGGTGGCGCACCTGGCCGGCGGCAGGGTGTTCATCGATGGGCTCGTGCACGACGTGAAGCCCGCGACCCTGAACATCCCCGACGCGGAGACGGTTCAAGTTGGGATTTGGAAGAAATCGAGGGCCGTGACCGAGCACGAGGACCCCACGCTCCTGAACCCCGCGAAGAACATGCCGATGTACCGCATGCCGGGCGGGTACCGCATCGTCACGACCGCGGAGTGGGGGCTGAACCTGGATAACCTCCATTCTCCCTTCTATCCCATCTACAGCATCTCGGGCGGGGAGATCGTGTCCCAGGTCATTAAAGAGAAGAACCAGGACTACATGGACGCCCTGGCCCGGTACGACCGGGACAGCCATGGGCACTATGTGGTCGAGGGGCTGTACGTCACGGCCCTCCCGAATGCGAAGGCGGAGGACAATGGGAAGAAGCAGACGTATTCCATCGCGCAGGGGCTGGCGCACATCCGCGGCTACGAGGCCCGGCTCACCCACGCGGTCCGCCTGGTCGTGAGCGAGGAGGCGGACCTGTACGACGTCACGTCGGAGGCGCACCAGTTCGACAGCGGCGGGACCGGCAGCGCCACCGTCCCCGTGCATCAGACGCCCATCGAGGACGTGAAGAGCGTCCGGGTGACGAAGGAGAAGACCGTCGAGCTCACGCACGGAAACTACACCGGTGCAAGCGACAACCTGCCCGACACGTCGGTCATCAAGCTGGTGGAGGTGAAGCAGGGCGGCACGACCTTCACCCAAGGCTCGGACTACCGACTCGATGCCAACAAGGTGAACTGGGAGGCCGAGGGCCTGGAGCCGGCGCCAGGGAGCAAGTACACCGTGAAGTACCACTACCGCACGAACATCGTTCCGGACGCCTCCAGCCCCACCGACATCACGCTGTCCGGGCTCGTCGAGGGGTCACTTATCGAGCTGGACTACACGTACCGGATGCCGCGGCGCGACATCATCGTCATGTACCGGGACCGGAGCGTGACGATGGTAAAAGGGGTCCCGCACCGGTACGCGGCCGTGCTCCCGGACACCCCGCCCGACGCCATCTGCCTGGCGACGGTGGAGCAGACCTGGGTGGGGCTGCCCATCGTGCGGAACGTCGCCGTCCAGGCGGTTCGCATGGACGACCTGCAGCGGATGCGCGCCGCGCAAAGGGACCTCTACAGCCTGGTGGCCAGGCAGGAGATGCGGGTGGACGCCATGCTGTCGGCCCCGACCTCCGCCTTCGGAGTGTTCGTGGATCCGTTGTTCGACAACGACATGCGGGACAAGGGCACGCCCCAGACGGCGCTTGTGGCGGGACAGATGCTGCAGCTCCCGATGGAGGTGGCGATGCACTCCATGGATACGGGGACGGAGCGGGCTCTGGACTATACGCCGGAGGTCCTGGTCGACCAGCCGATGCACACGAAGAGCATGAAGGTGAACCCTTACATGGCGTTCGAGCCCATGCCCGCTCAGGTCGTCCTGACTCCGGCGATCGACCGATGGACGGAGGACGTCCATCTGAGCTTCGTCAGCGGCATCGATCGGACTGACGTGAGCCTCGCCGAGAACGTGACGGGGACGCTGCGGGAGATCGACGTGAAGATCACGGGCCGCGGCTTCGGATACGGCGAGCCGATCAAGGTCTTCTTCGACGGTATCGAGGTGAACTGTACGGCGACGGCATCGGACTCCGAGGGGAAGTTCGAGGGGACCATCCGAATCCCCAAGGGCGTGCCGACCGGCGTGAAGCTGGTCCGCCTCCAGGGCACCCACACCATTGGAGAGGCAACGTTCATCGGAATCCGGAACGTCCGGACGACGACGACGTACTTCATCCCCCGCCGCGTCGACCCGCTGGCGCAGACGTTTACCCTGTCGGAAAACCGACATGCCGCCGGGATGGATTTCTGGCTGGCGAAGAAGGGGGTCTCGGCGATTCGTCTGGAGATCCGCGAGACGCAGCTGGGGTTCCCGACCCAGACCACCCTGGCCACGTGCCGCATCGCCCCGTCGGAACTGAACGAGGAGGCGTGGAACCGGGCGTTCTTCGAGGTCCCCGTCTATTTGACTGCCGGGGTCGAGTACGCGCTGGTGCTGCTGGCCGACACGGCGGACCATGAGGTGGGCATTACGGAGCTGGGCGACTGGGACCCGGAGACCGGGTGGATACGCTCGCAGCGATATCAGACCGGCGTCCTGCTCTCCAGCTCCAACGCCTCGACCTGGACGGACCATCAGTCCGCGGACCTGGCGTTCCGCCTGCTGGGCGCGAAGTTCAAGGCCGAGGTAAAGAAGGTCGAGCTGGGGACTATCGACCTGACCGGCGTGACGGACTTGCTGCCGCTGGCCGAGGTTCAGCGCACGGGCTCGACGACGGACGTAACGTTTGTGGTGTCGAAGGGCGGCGCCGAGGTGGCCCGCATGCAGGCTGGGCAGGCGCTCCCCTTCGAGGCGGCATTGGAGGGGGAGCACGAGGTCCGCGCTGAACTCTTCGGGGATGAAAAGTGCTCTCCTATCCTGGGCCGTGACCCGCAGCTCGTGACCGGGAAGATCGGGACGACGGGCGACTATATTTCCCGCGCGTTCAAATGCGGGGCTGGGAAAAAGATCATGGTCACGACGGAGGAGTTCGTGCCCTCCGGCGCGACGGTGGAGGTGTTCGTGCAGACGGCGACGGACGTGTGGACGAAGGGCGATGTTTCGGAGGAGGAACCGGTCGGCAGCGGCTGGCACCGCCGGCACCGGTTCGTCTCGTGTGGGGCTGCGGTGACGAAGATAAAGATTGTCTTGACGGGCTCGGCTGCCGCCCGGCCGAGGGTGCGAGAGATAAGCGGGGTGGTCCTGAGTGCATGACGACCGGACGCCGCGCGGCTGGCCCCTGCCGCACGCGGATAACTACCTGGAGGAGGACGTGGCGCGCCTGCGGGAGGCATTGGGCTCTGCAGATAGCGAGTTAACCGATGCCATGCGAGCCTTGCAAGAAACAAAGGATGCTATTCAAGCAGCTGAGGCCACGTTCGACCAAAAGCTGCTGGAATTGAAGGGGACAGTCCATGATGACGTTATGCAGAAACTCGCGCAAAAATCTGCCCTTGTAAACGGCGTTGAGTTCCAGGATTTTGGGCTGGAGACGGCGCTGAGTTCGCGTCGCATGGCTGCGACGAAACATGGCTTTGTATTGGTGCATGGGGTCGGGCTGTTTTTTCTCGACCCTGAAGCCGACGACCCGGCGGATGGCGAGACCTGCATCCTCCCTGCGGAGGGCGTATCCGGGCGCTGGATGCTTCTTGTGCCGGATGTGGACTGGCTGTTCGCGTTCACTAAGAAGGAGAACAACGGAGACGAACTAGATATCAAGCTGTCGGAAGCTCTAGTACGTATCGAAGCGCTTGAAAAGCGAAAAACATTGCGGCTTCTGGCAACCACCGCAGAACTAACCTGGCCCGCCATTGCTCAGGCTGGCGGGACGCAGGAACGGACGATCTTCCTGAATGAGGCTTTAGTTGGAGACGGTGTGGTCGTAATTCCTCCGGCAGGATTGGTTGCGGGGCTTGTGTTCAGTGGGTACGTGAAGAGTACGAATACCGTTGCCGTGAAATGTATAAACGTCACAGGGGCCGCGATAACCCCGGCGAGGGCGAATTGGACGGTGAAAATCGTCAAGGAGGCATAGCGATGATTAAGACATATAGGTTGAGAAACCTGTTGATGACGGAACAGATTACCGGCCCTGAACTGGAAACGCTGCTTCAGAAGAAGGATTATTTGGGTGCATTGTACGACCTTCGGAACGACAGGGTCTGGATGGCGGACATTCTGCAGCATCCTGGAGCCGTCACAATACTGGCGTGGTCTGAGACGGCCATGGATTTGGTGGGAGACCAGGCGATGCCGGTCGTGAACAAAACGACGACGGCAATAGCAGCCCTGGTGGCACGGTTGGCCGGGCTCCCCTACGAAGCGTATATCGACATGGCGGCGGTGACGGCCTCGCAGACGGCGATGGCGGCGGTGGTGGCCTCGCAGACGGCGATGGCGGCGGTGGCGGCCTCGCAGACGGCGATGGCGGCGGTGACGGCCTCGCAGACGGCGATGGCG